CGAGTCTTGCCACTCCGACCAAGCAGAAGTAGCATAATTGGTAATGCAACCGCCTTGTAAGCGGTAGATTGTTGAGTTCGAATCTCACCTTCTGCTCCATTGGATAATAGTGGGTTTACCACTTTATCAATATAATTTCATTATTTTTAGGAGGTATTTTTATGACAAAATTTTTTGATGATGTTTTTGATGAACTTTTATTAGGTTTTGGTAAACCAAGGAGGTTAGTTTTTAATTCAGTTGTGAAAGACATGCTTCCGTCATGTTGGACGAAAAAAGATGACAAAACTTATATGTGTATTTGTAAGACAATAGGTATTAATCCAGAAGATGTAGTTGTTGAAGAATATGATTATGGATTAAAAGTGAGCGGTTCTACAGAAATTTATAATCATACTTTTGATACATCTTTTGAATTACCAATAGCTGAAAGTATAATGAATGAGATTGAGAAAGTTAAAGTGTCTAGTAAAAACGGACTTACTTTTATTACTTTAATACTCGATAGACCAGAAAAGAAAAAAATTAAAATCGAAAAAGAGTAATGTAGGGGAGTTTTTACTCCCCTCCCCTACTTCAATGTAATGGAGGGACTAGATGTTTGATATAAAAAAAAGAGATAACGAAAGTTTTATTGAATATGCAGATAGATTAATTGACGCTAAAGAGAATGGTATTATTGATTTAGATAAGTCTGAAATATGGGAATTTTTATTTGGTGAAAAAATATCGCCGGATGAATCCAGAAAACGCTTGTATGGAGTTAAGACGATTATATCTAAACTTAAAGAAGAAGGTTATAAGAATATTACAGAGGAAGATATTTTAAAACAATTAGAAATTAAAAAACAAGAATTACAAAAGGAAAAATATAAAGTTCAAACAGAAAAAATTGCACTTAATCAAATGCTTCGTGAAGAAGCAAGGTTTGAACTATTTATTGAAAGAGCAATTGAAGAAATAAAAAAGCATCCCATTTTAGATATTAATAAAAATTTAAGAAATAAAAATGTAGTTCAACAAAATAATAAATGCGGTTTATTAGCGTTTGCAGACCCTCATTATAATAAAGAATTTAAAATTTTAGGGTTGCATGGAGAAATTATTAATGAATATAGCGTAGATGTTTTTAAGAAAAGAATGTGGAAATTACTAGATAAAACTATTGAAATAGTTGATAAGGAAGGATTTAATGAAATTAGTGTTTTTAATTTAGGAGATGAATTAGAAGGTATAATTAGAATTAGTCAACTTATGACTCTTAAATATGGGTTAGTAGAATCCGCTATTCAATTTGCTTATTTTATTGCTGATTGGCTTAATGAATTAAGTAAATATGTTTTAGTTGATTATTATGTTACTGAGGGGAATCATACGGAGTTACGTTTGCTTACTGGTAAAAAAGGAGACATCCCCGATGAGAATTTAAGCAAAGTAATTCATGTATTAATTAGTGAAATTTTAAAAGAAAATTCAAATATAATTTTACATGAAAATTATACAGATAAAATATATACAAACATTGCAGGTTTTAATGTTTTAGGTATTCATGGTGAAGAAAAAAATGTAATGCAAGCAATTAGAGATTTTTCATTTATTTATAATACTCAGATTGACTATATGGTTACAGGGCATAAGCACCATGCTAATAGTATAAATGCTGGAGTAAGAAAAGGATGTATAGGTGTTGGTAGCATTATGGGAATAGATGATTTTGCTATGGATATAAAACGTGTATCTAATCCTACATCTACATTTGCTATATTTGAAGAAGGTGTTGGTAAAACAGTAGAATATACAATTTATTTAGATTAATGAAGGGTTAAATTGGCGTATATATGCAGTTGTTTTATCTTGGAATTTTTATTGGATTAATGTTAGAAAGATATATATTTCCTATTTTCGATATATATTTTGAAATTTTTAACCATAAAAAAGCAGAGCAAATACAGGCTATAGGATTTGAACATCCTTAAGTATCAGAGGATAATTATAAGTGCGAAGATAGGAATAAGATTGGATTTTAGAAAAAATAAAACAATTCATGAATTGGTAGTATTATTTTGAGTAGGTATTCCCTACTCTATTTTTATTTAAAGAAGAACAGAAGGGAGTGGCTTTATGCCAAAGGCAAAAAATAATACAAATAAAGCATTAAAGTCACAAACAAAAAAAATATGTGATAATTGTAAACGAGAGATATCTTTAACTCAATTTTATAATACAAACTCTGTATTATCAATGGATGGGAAACTTAATATTTGTAAAAAATGTGTAAAATCAATGATTGATTATAGCAATATAGAAACTGTATATAAAATATTGCAATTACTAGATATTCCTTTCATATATTCCTATTGGAAATCTTCAAAAGAAAAAAACCCCGAAGACCCTTGGAGTGTATACATAAGAATTGCTAATTCTAAAATGAATGAATTTAAAAGAAAAACATGGAAAGATAGTAAATTTGAACCTGAAAGCATAAACCCGTAAATCTAAATATAGATAACTCCTTTGAAGTTAGCTCAGATGTTATAAATAGATGGGGGAAGTATTCTAGTGAAGAATATTTTAAACTTGAACAATTTTATTGGGATATGAAAGATAAAAATAAAATTGAAACCCCACAGGAAGAAATATATTTGAAAAAACTTGCTTTAATTTCAATGAAAATGGACATCGAATTAAAAAAGGGACATTATGAGGAAGCTAAAAAACTTGGAGATTTATTTTCAAAATATATGGCAGATTCGCAATTTAGGGCTATTGATAAATCTGATATAGATAAAACAGGTGGATTAAGAGGGTTTGGTCAAATATACGCAGAAGTTGAAAAAGAAGATTTCATTCCTCCTTGGGAACATTATCAAAAAATAAAAGGGTTAACTCAGGATATAGTAGATAAAACAATTATGTATATTGCTAATTTTATTTTAAAATTAAATAAAATTGAAACTATGTCGGAACCACCTTCTGATACTCCTAAAATAGATGAAGGTGATATTTAATGTCTTCTTATAAAAATTTTAGTATAAAAGATAGGCAATTTCGAGATTCTGATACATTTAAAAGACCAGATTTATTTGAAACAAATAAAGTAAATGAGCAAATTTTAAAAGGATTTCAAAAACATAAAGAAAAATGGCGTGAATTATGTAGTTATTTTAGATATTATCCAGACAGGTTTCTTGATTATATATCAGGAGATGAACCTAGAATAGAATTATATTTTTATCAAAGAGTTTATCTTAGAATAATGATGAGATATAGGAAGGTGTTTCTAACAGCAACTCGTGGGACTTCAAAAAGTTTTCTTCAAAATTTAGCATTTGTATTAAAATGTATTATGTACCCTCGTACAAAACTATTTTGTTGCGCACCTGGAAAAGAACAAGCTGCTAAAATTACAGCAGATTGTTTAAATGATATATTTGAGTTTTACCCTTTGTTGAGAAATGAAGTTAAAACATTTGTAGAAAATAAAGATTACACTAAACTTATTTTCTACAATGGTTCTAAATATGATGTTGTGCAAATGAGAGATACCACTCGTGGGGGTCGTAGATTTGGTGGTGCGATTGAAGAAATTGTAGACAAAAAATTTGATGGCGACATATTGAATTCGGTAGTAATCCCTCTTATGGCTAATGACCGTACTGCCATGTGTAATAAAATTGATCCTAATGAGATACATAAATGCGAGATATATTTAACAACGGCTGGCACACAGCAACAATTTGGATATCAAAAATTAAAAGAAGTTTATCAAGATATGATAGATGGTAAATCTGCGTTTTGTCTTGGTAATTCATATGAACTCCCTTGTTTACATGGACAATTAGATATTGATTTTATAGAAGAACTGCGGGAATCTCCAACTTATAGTATTATGGATTTTATGCGTGAATATCAATCGATCTGGACAGGTTCTTCATCCGGTTCGTTAGTATCTGATGAAAAATTAAATAAATGTAGAACATTATCTATAGCAGAATGGGAGCATTGCGGAGATACAAAAGTACAATATGTACTTGCATATGATGTATCCCGAAGCACAGGAAAAGAAAATGCGTTATGTGCCTTAGTGGTTATTAAACTTACTCCCCGTGGAGATGGGATTTATCATAAACAGATTGTTAATATATTTTCTTCCGAAGGACAACACGATACTTGGCAAGCAAAGTTTTTAAAAGAAAAAGTAAGAGAATATAAGGCTAGTATTTTAGTAATTGATGCTAATGGAATTGGATCAGGAGTGGTTGACCAGTTGGTATTGGATTTAAATGATGGAAACCCACCATATAAAGTTGTCAATGATATAGATAATCAATGGACTAAATACGAAACTCAAGACGCTATACCGATGGTATACGCTTTAAAATCACAAAGAAAAGAAACCAAAAACAGTGATATGATTAATAACATTATGAAAGTATTTAATAAATTAGATGTTGAATTATTAAAAACGCCAAACGAAGGACTTAAAGAGCTGGAAAAGAAAAATAAAAAAAAATTTAAAGACGATAGCGAAGAAATTGCACTTGCTGAGATACCATACATACTTACCAACAATCTTTGTGACGAAATTATGAATCTGCTATATAAGCAGAGAGGTAATGATTCGGAAGTAGAACAAATATCTCGCTCTATACCAAAAGATAAATTTTCTGCGTTAATGTATGGATTATATTGGGTTTATTTAGAAGAAAAGAAAAATAAAATTTCAAAAAAACAAAAATTTAATTGGTTAGATTATGTTTTATATTAAAAATTATATAATGAGGAGGTGATTATGTTTGGCAAAAATTAAAAACAATATTAGTAAGACAAAAAAAACTGACACACTTATTAAAAACAACGAAGAAAAATTAAAAGAGAATGAATTTTTTATACCTGAAAATTATGCTCGGAGTAATGTCCAACCTTTATGGGCTACAACACCTCCAAATTCAGCTACTAGAGTTTATACTAGCGAACAAATAAATAGATTACTACTTAACCCTTATGGTAATTATAAAGAATTACAAAATATATCCAATTATCTTTTATATAATTCTCCGATGTATAATAATTTTCTTGATTATTTATCTAACATTTTAACATGGGACTATGTTTTAGAATGCGAAGACGTTGATGATGTAAAAGAAGCGACAATTAGAAATAGATATCATGAAGCTGCTAAAACAGTTTATAAAATAAATGTAAAAACAGTTTTTCCTTCTCTTCTTAGAAGGTCGCTAATTAACGGAGAGAGTTATTTTTATAATATGATGGATGATACCAATAATATAATAGTTGAAATAGATTCTTCTATATGTCAACTTAGTCATATCGATGATAATAATATTTGGAGATATTATGTTAATGTTAGTTTAATTGATCCTTTAAGAGTTTATGAGTATCCAAAAGAAATTCAAAATTATTATCAGGAATGGAAAGATGGAGGTAAGAAAAAAACTAAAAAAACTATAGATGGTATAAGTGTCCCTGAATATTTATATCAAGTAAGTAATAAGGGGTTTGCCATTTTTGTCCACATGAGAAAAGTGCAACACGATTATCCTTATTTTGCACCAATGTTTGGGGATTTAAGTTCTTTAGAAGCAGATAAAGATTATCAATCAGATTATATAAAAGAAAACAATATAAAATTAGTTCATATGAAGGTTCCAGTAAACAAAGATACTGGCGAACCACTTATGGAAAAACCAATTGTAGAAGCCTATCATGAGTCTGCAAAATCACATTTACCACGCAATACTGCTCCTCTTACAAACCCTTTTGATTGTACGGGTATTGCGTTAGATAAAGTTCAATCAAATGTAATTAATTTAGTCGAACATTCAAATAAGGTGGTTATGCAAGATAGCGGTATTAGTGAAAGTATTTTTAATGCTGCGAGTACATTAGGGTTAGAATACTCTACACTTGCTGATGCTTCAAAAATTTATCCTTTGCTTTATTTTTTTGAAAATTTTGTTAATTTGCAAATTAAACAATATAAATGTAAAGTAAAATTTTTAAAAATAAATCAGTTTAATCAATTGGATTGGCATGAAAGATATTATAGCGATGTTCAGGCTGGCGGAAGTAGGAGTTTGTTTGCAGTTACTAGTGGAATAGAACCTTATGATATTATGAATCTTGCTAAAACTGAAAAAGTATTGGATATGGATAGTTGGTTAGAACCAAAGATAAATAGTTCGCAACTTTCAGTAGACGACTTAAAGAATGGTAGACCAAAAAAGAAGGCTAAAGATAAAACAGATAGTGCAAATAAAGTTGATGAGTATAAATAGAATTCCAGGATATAAAAAGGTGGTTGAAGAATGAAATTTATTTATGTTTTT